TGCGCACGCATAATTTTGCACAAGTCAGCAGGGCTTCTGTGGATAAGCAACATTTATGGGGCCGATCTGGCCCGTCAAGGGGCTGCTGGCGGCCTATCGCGGTGCGACGTCCCGCGCGAAAAGTCGCGTGACGATTGCTGCGTCTGGCATGGCTCAAATCCGCGCGTAGCCGTTACACTCATTTCGTGACCTGCGCCTGGTGCTTCGGCCCGATTCCTCGGGCTGCTCGATCTGACGCCCGCTTTTGCGGTGGGCGCTGTCGGGTCGCTGCTCACCGCTCGTCTAAGCGATATGACTCCAAGCGGAAGGTCGCTTTGCGTCGGGGCCGTGTGCCTGCGTCGGATGCGCGCCGCCATAAGGCTTTGCAGTTGCGCCAGTACGAGGCCGTGTTGGCGGCTGGCGGCGGCACGGATTGGACGCGCGCGAAGGTTGAGGCGCTGAGACTTGAACTGACTTAGGAGGCTTGATGGCGAGGACTGGTCGCCCGTCGAAGCCTTTGGAGCAGCACAAGCGCACGGGTACTTGGAATGCGACCCGTCATGGGAAGAAGCAGGGCGCCGCTATTGCTGCGGTTGAACCTGTGGAGCTTGAGCCCTACGAGCATGACGCGGCCCAGGTCTTTGAGGAGATCATGGCGTCGGGGTCGCCTTGGCTGGCTCGCACTGACGCTGTCCGGTTGGCGATGCTGCGGCAGTCGCTTGAGGAGCGTGCCCGGTTGCTTCCGATTGCTGAAGGTTCGACTGAGGCGAGGAAGCAGCTGCGGGATCTCAACAAGGAGATCAGTGAGTGGCTTTCGCTGCTTGGTTTCGATCCGACCTCGCGTGCCCGTTTGGGGCTGGCCGAGGTGAAGGCCGCTTCGACTTTGGAGAAACTTCAGGCGAAGCGCAATAACTAGGAGCCTCCTGCGATGGCGCCTCGAAAGATCAAGGGCTGGCCGCCGGCCATCCTGACCCCCGTTCCGGCTGCGGATATCAAGCGCGGCGACGGCCCGTTGGTCACTGAGTTCATCCAGGCCTTGTGCCCGCAGGTGAAGGACTCGGTAGGCGGGCGCGCTGGTGAGCCGCTGATGCTGCGGCCTTGGCAGCGCAAGCTGATGGACAACCTGTTCGCCCGTCGCGCCGATAAGCGGTTGCGGCATCGGGTCGCGGTTGTGGGCCTGCCTCGTAAGAACGGCAAGTCGGCGCTCGGGTCGGGCATCGCGCTTTACGGGCTGTTCATGGGTCCTCGAGGTGGCGAGGTTTATTCGTGCGCGGCTGATCGTGAGCAGGCCAGGATTGTGTTCGGGTCGGCGAAGCAGATGGTGGAGATGTCGCCTGAGCTCGCCGAGCAGGCCAAGCTCTACCGCGACGCGATTGAGATCCCGGCGACGGGCTCGGTGTACCGGGTGCTCTCCTCCGAGGCGTTTACGAAGGAAGGCCTGTCGCCGACGCTGGTCGTTTATGACGAGCTGCACGCCGCTCCGAACCGTGAACTTTGGGACGTGATGACGCTGGCGCAGGCCGCCCGCTATGACGCCTTGACTCTGGCGATTACGACTGCTGGGGTGCGCACGGACTCCACTGGGCAGGACTCGGTGTGTTACGGGCTCTACCAGTACGCCCAGCGGGTCGCCGCCGGCGAAGTCGAGGACCCGTCGTTCTTCGGGGCCTGGTGGCAGGCCGACCCTGACTGCGACCACCGCGACCCAAAGAACTGGCAGATCGCCAACCCTGGCTACGGCGACATCCAAGACCCCGAGGACTTTGAGTCTTCGGTGAAGAGGACGCCGGAGGCGGAGTTCCGCACGAAGCGCACCAACGTGTTCGTGTCGTCGCAGCAGGCTTGGTTGCCGCACGGCGCCTGGGACGAGCTGCCCGAAATGCAGCCCGTCGAGGACGCGACCCCCGTGGTGCTGGGCTTTGATGGTTCGTTCTCTGGGGATACGACGGCGATTGTCGGCGTGACGATTGAGGAGACCCCGCGCGTCTGGCTGGTCGACTTGTGGGAGAAGCAGCCTACCGACCGTGATGACTGGCGGGTGGACATTGGCGGCGTTGAGGCTCGGATTTTGGAGACGTGCGGCCGGCTCAATGTGGTTGAGGTTGCGTGTGACCCGTACCGCTGGCAGCGGTCAATGGAGGCGCTGGCCGAGGCCGGGGTTCCGATTACTGAGTACCCAAGCTCGAGCCCAGCTCGCATGGTCCCATCGACGGCCAAGTTCTTTGACGCGGTGGTATCAGGCCAGGTCGCGCACGATCATGCTCCCGCTCTTGCCAGGCACCTATCGCACTGCGTCATCAAGCACGACGCGAAAGGGCCCCGCGTAGTGAAAGAACACCGGGGCTCTCCTCGCAAGATTGACGCCGCGGTTGCGGCCATCATCGCTTTTGACCGGGCTACTCATCGCCGTGAGGCGGAGCCCGAAGCACCTGTCGCCAGTTTCTTTTCCGTTTAGGAGCGTCTATGCGCATCGCCCTCGCTTTGCAGATCGCTGGCTGCGCTGCGCTCATTGTCGGGTGCGCCCTTGTGGCGCCCTGGCTCGGTTTCGTTGTCGCTGGCATCTGCGGGCTGGCTTTCGGTGTCGCGCTTGAGAGAGGCCTCTGATGCTCGCTAACTTGTTCGGCGGTCAGCCGATGGAGGAGCGGAACCTCTCCTACCAGCAGGTGTGGGGTTCCGGCATTGACGTGTCGGGCTTCGCCACTTGGGCGGGCACGGTCGTCAACCAGAAGAACGCCCTCGAGATCGGTGCGGCCTACGCTTGCGTGCGCCTGCTGTCGGACACGATCTCGACTCTGCCGGTGGACACGTTCATTCGGCGTGACGGCAACCGGCTCCCCTACCGGCCGCGGCCCGCTTGGGTGTACGAGCCCGAGGGCCCCGGCTCCAGTCGCATTGAGTATTACAAGCAGATCGTCGTCTCCATGCTGCTGTCGCATGGGGCCGTGGTGCAGATCCTTCGCAATGGCAACGGCGAGATCGTGGCGCTTCAGCCGCTTGACCCGACGCGGGTAGACATTCGTCGGAACCCCGCGACTCGTTTGCGCGAGTTCGTCATTGACGGGGGCCAGGCCGTCCTGCCTGGCGAGGACGTGCTCTACATCCCCGAGATGCGCCGCCCTGGTTCGCTCAAGGGTGTCAGCCGCGTAGACGAGCTAAAGCAGACACTCGGCCTAGCGAAAGCGCTGGATGAGTTCGCGTCGCGCTACTTCTCCAACGGTGCCAACACCTCGGGAATGATTGAGTTCCCCGGCAACTTGACGCAGGAGCAGGCGAAGGATCTGGTTGACGCTTTTGAAGCTGGGCACAAGGGGCTGAAGAAGGCGCATCGTCCTGGCGTGCTGTCGGGTGGCGCGAAGTTTGTGAAGACGGGCTCGGATGGGGAGCAGGCTCAAATGCTTGAGAGCCGCCAGTTCGCCGTGGAAGAGGTCGCTAGGGTCTTTCGTTGCCCTCCCAGCATGATCGGATTGAACACTCCAGGGGCCATGTCCTACGCCTCGGTGGAGCACAACGCCATCCAGTTCACCCGCTACTCGCTCACCCCGCTCATCGCCGCCATCGAGGAAGCCCACAACCGCCTCCTCCCCGGCGACGTCTTCCTGCGCGTCAATATGGACGGCCTTCTCCGAGGTGACTCGGCTACGCAAGCTTCCGTGTTCTCTACGGCATTGCAGGCCGGGTACATGAGCGTCAACGATGTGCGCGGACTCATGGATCTGCGCCCTGTCGATGGGGGCGACAGCCCGCGGGTCCCGCTCGCCAACATCGCCGTCGCTTCGGCGGGGATCGTTGAGGAGCGCGAGCGCGTCGAGATGGCCGCGAAACTTGTCCAGTCTGGCTACGAGCCCGCAGCTGTGCTGTCGGCGCTCGGGCTGCCAGCGATGCCGCACACGGGCCTAGCGTCGAACCAGTTGCAGCCGGCCGAGAACGCCCAGGTCTGACGTGCCCGAGGTCCCCGGCTACATGGCGTCCGCAGCCCGCAAGGGGCTGGCCTTCCGAGCCGAGGGCTATGGCGGGGACGGCCTGGCGGATCGCACCATCCGAGAGGCCCGTCAGATCGCTGACGGGCAAATGTCCGACGACAAGGTCATTCGGGCGAATGCTTGGGCGGCCCGGCACGCGGTCGACCTTGAGGCGCCGCAGAACAGCGACGGCAACCACCCCGACTATCCCGGCGCGGGCGCCGTGGCTCATTACCTATGGGGCATTGACCCGACGGACCCTGGACCGGCGAGGCGCTGGCTTGAGCGCGAGGCCGAGCGTATCCGCGAGGAAGAAGGACGAAGCATGACAGGCATGGAGACCCGCACTTTCACGGTC